CCTTATAATTATACACTCTCACCAACACGAATTATAACTGAAGAATATACTGCTACAGCAAATATTATTGCTTATGATGCAGCTACTAAAATTATTACATTAGAGACACCAGTTAATATTTCTCTTGGCACCAATGAAGCTCGTGGTGATGTGACATCACAGTATAATTTGATTGGTAATGTTACAGACCTTTCTACAGCTGTGGCTGCCGGTACAGGTTTACCTAAATTATCAACAGATGAATCTGGTAATTTTGTGGGTATATTTAATGTTCCAGGTAATCAATTTCAAACTGGTCAAAGAATATTCAGAGTCGATAATAGAAGTGTTGATGCGGATCCTGCAACTGCAACTTGTTGGTCAGAAGGAACGTTTACAGCATCTGGACTTTCCACAACCTCACAAAGGTTAGAATTTGGTCCATCAATAGATGCTTCAGCAACTTCATTTACACAAGTAAGACAAAGAGAAAAACAATTGATAGGTACAATAACAACTTATCAGCCATGGGATCCAGTTGCACAAACTTTCATATTAGATAAAGACACTTATCCTAACGGTTTGTTTGTATCATCGGTAAAATTATTTTTCTACTCAAAACCGGATACAAATATACCAGTAAAAGTTTCTATTATTGGTACACTAAATGGATATCCAAATGGCGTAAAGTTGGACCATTCTACCGTAGTCTTAACACCAGATAATGTTAATACATCTAGCAAACCACACTTCTTAGATTCAACCACATACACAGAATTTATGTTTGATGCACCTGTGTATATTCAAGGTGGTGTTTTGTATGCTGTTATGGTAGAAACAACTTCACCTGATTATGTTTTATATTATGCACAACAAAATAAGATTGCAGTACCATCAACAGCAAAGGCCTTACCAACTGATGCAGACCCAGCGTCACCAACAAAAGTGGGTGGTGCGCCTTATGTTGGTGCATTGTTTGAATCACAGAACTCAATTACTTGGACTGCCGATCAAACCAAGTCTTTAATGTTTGTTATGGATAGATGTGTGTTTGATACAAGTATCACACCATCAATTCAATTCTCAATACCAAAAGGTTTACCACAAAACAAATTAGGCTCAAATGATATTCAACATACACTTGATGCCAATAACGTAACTAATGTGTCTGATAATTTTGTAGAAACAACATGGTCAGATGCTATCAACCTTACAACTACAGATTTTACTCCTTCAGGAACAGGAATAGAATACACATACGAAGCAATACTTGCTGACGGAAATACTCCTATTGGACCACTACAAGCCTTCCCAGGTAAATTTGGATCACCGACACCAGATAATATTGAGTTTGATGATGGTAAAGGCCAACGTGTATTATTGAAAGATGCACCACATACATTCTCAATGTATGCAACATTACAATCTAGTGATCCCAATTTAAGTCCTATCATCTCAGATGATGGTACAACTATGTACAACATTCGTTATGTTATCAATAATATGAGTATATCGAATTCTGTAATTTCTGTGGCGAATACAGGTTCAGGATATGATGATGCAGCAAATACATATGCAACCATTTCGGCACCAGATGTTGGAACAGATAGTGCAGTTGTTGGTGTAACTGTTGCAAATAATGGAACATCAAACGTTGTAACGTCTGTTTATGTTACATACGGTGGTTCTGGTTATATTAAATCACCAACAATCACAGTGTATGGTGCAAACACAACTCCTGCAAATGTAATTGTTTATGGTGAAACATCATCTCATGGTGGTAACTCACTTGCTAAATACTTTACTAAGAAAGTAGTTCTGGCACCAAACAATGACTCTGGTGACCTAAGAGTATTCTATACTGCTTACAAACCATTTGGCACAGAGGTTTATGTTTATTATAAGATTCTAAATAGAAATGATGACCAACCTTTTGATGACCAAAACTGGCAGTTAATGACCCAGATCAAAGGGTCTAATGTATATTCATCTTCAAAGGCCGATTTAATTGAATACGAATGGGCTCCAGGTACAAATAATGACCCAGATAATTATATCTCATACACCAGCACAAGTGGACAAACATATACACAGTTCAGCCAATTTGCAATTAAAGTTGTAATGTCAGCAAATGATGGTACAATTTGCCCATTCTTAACTGACATTCGTGCTCTTGCTTTACCATCAGGAACAGGAATTTAACATGTTTGTTAAAGTAACAGGAACAAATTTTATTAGAGATACTGAAAGTATGGCGTTAATGAATACGGATGATATGGCCAAAAACGAATATCTTTCTAAAGTTCGTATGTTAAAGACCCAAAAAGATGAGATAAATACTGTGAAGGCAGAGATCGCTAATATCAAAGAAGATATGGGTGAGATCAAGCAATTAATGTTACAACTATTGGATAAGAACAAGAATGGCTAATACAGTTAATCTATTAAGTTATGCCAACACCTATGGTGATTGGATGGTTACAACCAACAATCTGGTTAAAGAGAACAATAATTTTGCATCAGGTCTTTATGTAAAAGATACAGGCACATTATATTTAAATGATCCGACTTTGGGTCTACAGGTAACCAGTAACGCCATTTTTGCATCTCAGATGCAAGTTCAAGGTATAGGTTCTGGTGCGTACATACAGAACAACCTACGTGTTGGTGGCACAATTGAACTTACAAACACCTCTACTACACTAACTTCAAATGGTATAATTTATGCCAATGGTGCGAATACTGGCCTAGTTGTTTCGAATAACGCTATTATTAGTGGTAACTTAACGATTGTTGGTCGCCTATTCAGTACACAAGGTGATGTAACAAGTTATGTAGATACTGCAAATGCATTCCTACAGGCGAATGACTCCTTAACTTTAACTGCTGCAAAGAATTACACCGACAGTACAAACACTGCAATATTCTCCAGCATTAATACAAGAATTAATACAGGAACAGCAAACGTAACTACCTTAATTGATGCTAACAATGCAATGGCCTATGTTAAAGGTATTGTTGTTGGTGATGGTGGTTTCAGTGTTGGTGGAACTGGTTCATCTTCTGGTGGACTTTCACTTGATGGTACCACTGTAAGTAACGGTTCAATTATTTTTCCTGCTACAACAGGTACAGTTTCAGCAAACGTTTCTATCAGAAAAGATAGGTCTGTAAGTGGTGGTATCAATGCAGAAATTAAATACAACTCCACTAAATTATATTGGGAAATTAGTTCATTAGGTCCAACAGCAAACTTCCCAACAAAATATACAAACGATAATTTTTACAGAATTTTAACATCAGAAGTTTTAAGTGATTCAGTTAATCTAGATTTTACTACACCTTCTGGTGCAACTTATGCTGCTAGTGCTAATGCCGCAAACACACTGAATAATAGTATTCAATTAAATAATCTATTTGCACAAGCGGCATTTAATGCAGCAAATAATGCAGCTAATGTGGCAAATGCAGGATTCAATACTGCAAATAATGCTCAAGATAGTTGGGTTAGAGAATATGCCAACGCAGCTTTTGATAAAGCAAACTCAGCAAATATACTAGCACAGAACGCATACAATACTGCAAATACAGGATTAAGCACAGCACAACTAGCATATACCGCAGCAAATAACGCACTTGATCTTTGGGTAAGAGGACAGGCCAACGCTGCCTATAATATAGGACAATCAGCATTTAATTATGCAAACACAGTAGGCGAATACTCAACTTCAGCTTATGCAAGAGCTAACGCATCATTAAATTCAGTTATTGGTACAACAGGTTCTGCTGCGCCAGATAATGGAATAATATCCTTTGTGAGTGATAATGGAGTTACCGTTGTGGGTTCAGGCAACGTATTAACTGTTAACACTTCACAAGATTTAAGAACAACAGCTAGTCCAACATTTGATGGTCTGACGTTAACTAATGCATTAGCGGTAACTCAAGGTGGTACAGGTGCTACATCTACTGCTGGCGCTTTAGATTCACTGTTACCTGCTTCTACCGGAGTTGGTCAAGTCTTAGCAACAAATGGATTAGGAAGTTATTTCTGGACATCATCAGATAATGTTTCTGCACCAGGTAGTACACCAGGTTCAATCATTAGAACGTCTAGATTAACTTATACTGGAAATGGTACAGGTAATTCTTATCTTGTTCCTTCATATGTTCCAGGTTCAGGACAATTAAGAGTTTATATTGACGGTGTAAGACAACACCCATCAGAATATAGAGAATCGAATAGTGTAATAGTATCATTTAATACTGTTACTAATAATTTTGACAATTCACCTAAACCTGGCACCAACATTCTATTTGAAGTTGATGGTTATGCGAACACAACATACTATGCAAACAACACGGCCTTCACTCCAAACACATATTGGACAGGCACAAATGCAAATACAGTTCAATTAGTAATCGATGCAATTATAGGTAATGTTGCATGGAGAAATAATGTTGTTCTATCGAATACACCACAATCTGTAACAGCACATGTAAATACAAGCAATACAATGATTGCTACAACTGCATTTGTAAAAAATGCATTGAATAGTGGCAACACATTCTCAATGAATATTGCTGGTAACGCTGCCACAGTAACAAATGGTATATACACAAATCAATCATATTCAGATCCATCTTGGATTACTGCGATAGCAAATAATAAGATTAGTGGTTTTATAAGAAGTTCTCAAATTGCTAACGTAAACAATACACAAGTTGTTGGTGTATTCACATCAGCAAACTTGAATACACTTCTTACTACTAATATTAATGCACCACACGGAAATGCCACCTTTACACCAGTAATAACTGTAGATGCAGCTGGTCGTGTTACAGCAGTATCGAATGTTAAAATGGCCATTCCTGCATCGTCAGTGAGTGGACTATTATTATCTTCTGCCAATTTAACTGGTACCGGTGTTGTGGCATCCACATATGGCAACACTACATTCTATCCTTCATTCACCGTAGATGCCAATGGACGTGTTACAGGTGCATCAAACGTATACGTAAGTGTTGCTAACACACAAATTACTGGTCGTTTCTCATCAGCAAACTTAACAAATACAGGTGTAACAATCGCCACAGGTAATCTTTCAAGTATTACTTTTGGTAACAGCACTTATATTCCAGTAATAACTGTAGATCCTGCGGGTCGTATCACAGCAGTATCCAATACAGCAGCTCAACCTGATTTACCAAACCTCATTACTGCTGGTACATTTGGTAATACAAACACATCTATAACTATTACTGTAGATGCAAAAGGTAGAATCACATCAGTAACTAACACATTTATAAGAATACCAAGTACACAAGTTACTGGCCTATTCTCATCAGCGAACTTAACAACAACTGGTGTTTTATCAAGAACATATGGTAACACAACAACTTATCCTATAATTACTGTAGATGATGCTGGTAGAATTACCGCAGCTTCTAATGGTAATTTAATCATACCAAGTACACAAGTTACTGGCCTGTTCTCATCAGCAAACTTAACAACAACTGGTGTTACAGTAAACACATATGGTAATACAGCATTTGTTCCTTCTGTAACAGTAGATGCAGCAGGACGTGTTACTGCAATATCAAACGTAATCATACGTGTTGCTAATACTCAAGTTACTGGTGTATTCACATCAGCTAATTTAAATAATTCTGGTGTTACTGCCGCATCTTATGGTGGTGCAGGATATGTCTCATCATTCGCAGTAGATGCTGCTGGTCGTATAACAAGTGCAACCAATGTGCCTATAAGTTTACCTACAGCTAATCTTACTGGAACAATAAGTGCTGCACAACATGGCACAACAGCTCAAGTTCAATTTGGTTCTGTTGGTGTGGGTGTTGCTGCAAATACTACTGTTGGATCGTTGAACATAGTACAGAATAGTTTTGCAAAGATTGGTAATACATACATATCATCCGGATCAGGTTCGACTAACTATGCACACTTCTCGAACCATACATGGTATAATGGAAGTTGGACTGCTGATAGTGCTGCAACTACTGGTTCTATGTACCAGATGGTAGGTAATACACATAATTGGTTCAAGAGTGCTGGCACTACGTTTACATCTCTTATGTCACTTGATCCATCAGGTAACCTAGTATCATTAGGTAACATGACTGCGTTTGGTTCACCTTCAGATGTTAACTTGAAAGAAAACATCGTAAGAATTGATACTGCACTAGATAAGATAACAAATATTAATGGTTATTACTATAACTATAAATCAGATGCAAACAAAACCAGACTACTTGGTGTTATTGCTCAAGAGATACAACCAATTGTTCCTGAAGTTGTCTATGACTTCACACCATTAGGTGCAGAACAAACAAGTAAGGCCGTTCGATATGAACACTTAACTGTACTATTGATTGAAGCAATTAAAGAACTAAATCAGCAAGTCAAAGATTTGAAACATGAAGTGGATGTACTAAAAGGGAAACAATAAATGACTACAAAGGTAACAGGATCAGTTTTAGCAAATACCGCAGTTAGTAATACGGTCTATGGTCTAGCAAATAGTGTTCCACGAATAGGTGTTGATTCACAAGGTAGAATTTATTCGGCATCTAATGTCCTCATTAGTATCGCCAATACTCAAATTAGTACAAGACTATCTGCCGATCAAGTTGCAAATGTGTATAGTAATAGTATTATTGGTTTAATCTCCAATAATCAGATTATTAATATCTCCAATACAAAAATTATTGGTACAATCAATGCAGCACAAATTTCTAATGTAAATAGCAACGTGTTAACAGGACTTATTTCCAATACACAGATTGCTAATATTTCTAACACTAAGATTATCGGATTAATTACTAATGACCAACTTGCTACAGGTATAGATGGTTCTAAACTAAGTTCAGGAATTACATCAAGTCAGATTGTAAGTATTGCAAATACAAAAATTTCTGGTTTAATTAATGCAGCACAGATTTCTAATGTAAATAGCAATGTATTGACTGGTTTGATTTCCAATACCCAGATTGCTAACATTGCCAATACTAAAATTACTGGAAATATTAGAGCAAGCCAAATTCTCGATGTTTGGTCTAATACCATTGTTACATTAATTTCCAATAATCAAATTATTAATATTGCTAATACTCAGATTGCTGGTTTGATTAATGCTGCACAGATTTCAAATGTAAATAGTAATGTATTAACAGGACTTATCTCTAATACACAGATCGCTAATATCGCCAATACGAAGATTACTGGAAATATTAGAGCAAGCCAGATTTTAGATGTTTGGTCTAATACCATTGTTACTTTAATTTCCAACAATCAGATTATCAATATCGCCAATACTCAGATTGCTGGTAATATTAGATCATCAAATATTGAACCAAACTTAGTAATGTATTCAGTTTCGGATCGATATGGAAGTTTAAGGTCTATTCCACAAAATAGTAAAACCTCATCTTATGTCTTGACATCAGAAGATAACGGCCGACACATTTCAATTACCAATGGTTATGTTGTTGTGCCAAATAATGTTTTTGGTACAGGTAATGTTGTTACTATTTTCAATAACTCTATTCTTGCAATGAATATTGCTAATGCACCCAACGCAAACATCTTCTTTGCTGGTCGAGGAACAAGAGGTAATACTTCACTGGGTCAGTATGGATTAGCCACAATATTATGTTTTGCTGCAAACAATTTCGTAATTAGTGGTGCAGGATTAAATTAATATGAGTATAATCTCCATGTTAATGATTGGTGGTAGTAGTAATCCTACCAATGGTCCATTGTTGTATGCAAACTTAACGTCAAACACTGAAACATACACTTTTAGTCCTGACAAAGTTCCTGGTTATATAGCAGGCAACACTACTGCAACATTAACAATATCAGATAATATCTACCTATACTCAAACAGTATTTCTACACCAGCGTTAACAGTTAGTGGATGGAACGCAAACGACACCATCTACGTTATCAATAAAGGTTATATAATGGGTCGTGGTGGCGACGGTGGTGCCTATGGTGGAGAATTAGGTACTGTTGCAGCCACAAATGGTGGCACGGCCATATCATTAAGTGCTAATACAACAATATTCAATTATAACTTTATCGCTGGTGGTGGAGGCGGCGGTGCAGCTGCAAATAGATCAACATCAGGATCAGGAGGCGGTGGTGCCGGTGGTGGTTATGGTGGATCAACATATGGTGGTTCACTAGGTAGTGGTTCCAGTACATCAGCTACTTTGAATTTTGGTTCAATAGCTACTGGTGCATTTGAAAGTAATCCTACAGGTGATATTATTGTCAGAAGTGTAGGTTATGATGCAACAACATTTGGAATAGCAAATAACGGTAAAGCAAACAATGCATTTATCAGTGTTTTTGGTACTAAGATAACATGTCCAGATAGAACGGGACTACATAAATTTAATCCACCAGTAATAGGAAACGTAGGAGATATACCATTAAGTAGTAGAGGTATAAATGTTGTGGTATTAAATCCACAAAACTCAGCCGTAGAATCAGCAGTATGTTACGATACATGGCCAAATAGAACAGGCGATCTAAACGACAGTAATGCGTTACTTATAGCTTTACAGAATTTACCTACTGGTAGAATTGTTTTAATGGAAGTTTTAGATGCTGCTACTATGACACTAGCAGTAAGAGATTATTTAACAAGTAATTTTGGAGCTCCTGCAACTAACCCATCAACATGGACATCACAAAGAAGAGCTTTCGTTTTCATGGGAATAAAAGGTGCAGATCCAAATAGTTCACTGTTTGTAGTTACAGGTGAGGGCACTAACGCCATGATAACTGCAACAGCATCATTTACTGGAGGATCATCTACTGGTTCTGTAGCTGCCGGTGGTGCTGGTGGCGCAATAGGATTATCTGGTTCTTCTGGTAGTATTGCTACATCAGCAACAGGAAGTCAATATGGTTCTGGTGGCGGTGGTGGAAGAATTCCAAATGGAACTGGCGGTCAAGGCGGAATACCTGGTGTTGATGTTCGAGGCCTTGGTGGCGGCACAGGAGGTGGCGGCGGTGGAGCAAGTGGATTACCTGCACAAGCCAAAGGCGGCCAAGGTGGAACTCTAGATGCAGTAGGTTCCAATGGTACAGCTGTTGCAACCACAGATGGTGGCGGTGGTGGTGGAGGTTGGGGTGCTTCTGGAGGTATAGGTTCTATTACTCCGGCAGTTGATGTAGTTTCAGTAGGTCTTGGTGGAAAAGCCATTGAGAAAAACGGTAAACAGTTAATAATTGCTGCACCAGGAACTTTATATGGTGCTGTAGTTTAATTATGAAATATAAAGTTTTTAATCCTTCAGATGGTCTATATACCACTGTAGAAACTCTTGATGAATGTTTAAAATTAGTATCTGAAAGAGCTTATAATTTGTACATGTCCCATACACACCAACAACCTTACAGTATTGTTGAGTTAACATCCGAAGGACATGAAGTGTGGAATAACACCACTATAGATGAAGAACAAATTAAAAAACATTTAGTAGAACAATTTGCAAAATAGGAAAATAAATGGCTGCAGCATATCAAGATTTATTTTTGGAACAAGGCACAACATTCAGTACAGAGTTAACTCTGACGGATAGTAATGGATACCCTTATGACCTGAACGATTTTACAATAAGAAGTCAAGCCAGAAAATCTTACTATTCTTCAAATGTTGTAATTAATTTTGGTACTGTTATTGCAAATGCTAATACTGGAATTGTAACACTGACAGCAAATTCAAATACTACAGCAGCAATAAGCGCAACTCAAAAATTGGTTTATGATGTTATTATTACAGATCAAGTATATGGTACGGTGACTAGAGTTCTTGAGGGGCAAATACACATCTCTCCATCGGTAACCAGATAAAATGCCAAACGTAACAGTCAACCCAATACAATCAATAAGTGTTCGTGTTAATCAAGGCCAACAACAGACAGTAACAGGAACTACAACTTTTGTAGGTTCTGGTCTTGCCACAAAAGTAAATGAAGCCTTAGCTGCGTCTGCACAGGCCGTTGCTGATTCCAGTACGGCACTAGTTGCAGCTGAAACGTCATTGGCTGCAACAACAGGTGAAATTCCCGGTAAGTTTGATGGAGGAGTGTTCTAACGGTACGATGTATAAATACCGTATATTATTAGGGAAGCATAAATGGCTACATCAAACACCGGCGTTATAATTAAACGTTCGCTCGTAACAGCAATTCCACCCTTTCTAGAATCGGGTGAAATAGCTTATTCATACCTATCTAATACTTTTTTTATTGGTTCTCCTACTAGTGATGGCACTTTAAATGTAGGTGGACAACTTTATACTCAAACTATTGATGCTGCAACACCTAATGCCGTAGCAAATACATTAGTAAAACGTGACGCTAACGGACAATTCTACGGTGCAGTATTAAATAATATAAATGGTTTAACACCTGGTTATTATGGTGGACAAACTGATATTCCAGTTATTCAAGTTTCTGCAAACGGCCTTATTACATCTATTAGTAATACTGCGGTTCCACAACCAGATACAGCCAACTTAGTTAATGGCATTTACAGATTAAGTCTTGGTTCAGATGGCAAATTAACATTTCCTGATAACACATTACAAAATACCGCATTTACTGGCACTGCAATAGACCAAGTTGCTAGAGATTTAGCTAACAATTCATCAAGTGGTTCAGCAGTAGACCAATACGCTAGAGATACAGCTAACAGTTCAATAACAGGTTCAGCAATAGATCAATTTGCTAGAAATAGAGCCAACACTGATGTAACAAACGTATCATTAGTGGGAAGTTCTGTTGGTAGTTCTACTCAAATTCCAGTTATCACCTATGCGGCCAATGGACGTATCACCTCAGTAGGTGTAACTTCACCACAAATTGGTACAGGATCCGTAAGAGGTGTTGTACAATTAAATGACAGTATAACATCAACATCAGGTAGTTCTGGTGCAAATGCAGCTACACCATTAGCAGTTAAGTCAGCCTACGATCACGCACAAGTATCATTCGATCACGCCAACACAACAAATATACTGGCGCAAGCAGCGTTTGATAAAGCTAATACTGGTGTTTCAACCAGTTCAGACCAGTATGCTAGAGATACAGCCAATACTGCGGCATCCAATACAGTAATTCTTCAGGGCATTAATAATACACAGAACACCGATATTTCTGTATTGTATGGAGTAAATTTAACCCAAAACAACAATATTACAGTAATACAAGGTGTTAATGTAACTCAAAATTCAAGAATTACCTCTGTAGAAAATTTAGTTGGTAGTTCTTATACACATGCTAACGCAGCGTTTAACCAAGCAAATGTAGGTGCAACATTTGTTAACACTGGTGGTACAGTATCAGGTAATGTTTCTTTCGCTGAAAATGTTATAGTTAGTGGCAATCTAAATGTTTTAGGTACTGCAACGACTATTGATGTATCTGAAATTATTGTAGGTGATCCTCTACTTTATTTGGGTGCAAACAATTATACTAGTGACGCTGTTGATATTGGTATCATAGGAAACTACAATGATGGCATTAATGCACACACAGGTATTTTCCGTGATCCTAATTTAAAAGAGTGGATATTCTTCAAAGGTTATACACCTGAAGTACAATCAAATAATTTAATTGATTTAAACCATTCTTCATTTAGATATGCAAACGTTTATGCATCTTATTTTAAAGGCAACTTAATTGGTTCAAGTGCCGTAGTTAATGGTTTAGATTTATATGACTATGCAACGAGTTCATTTAGTAAAGCCAATACTGTTGGTACATTAGCACAGGCCGGATTTGATACTGCTAATACTGCATTAACAAATTCTGTATACAATCAAGGTGTAGATTTAACACAGAACAACAATATATTAGCAATTGATACCTACGCATCTGGTGCTTATGATAAGGCTAATAGTTCTAATACATTAGCGCAAGCCGCATTTGATAAGGCCAATACAGCTGGAAATGCAAGTATAGACCAGTATGCTAGAGATACAGCCAATACTGCGGCATCGAATACTGTAATTCTACAGGGTGTTAATGATACACAGAATACTGACATAACAGCAGTAAATACATTTACCTCAGGTGCATACGATAAAGCAAATTTGGCAAATGCACTAGCACAGTCAGCGTTCGATAAAGCAAATACTGATGTAACAAACATATCAATACCTGGTTCAACTGTTGGTAGTTCTACACAAATTCCAGTTATTGGTTATGCTGCTAACGGTCGTATTATATCTGCCGGTGTTGCTTCACCACAAACAGCAACCGGATCAGTAAAAGGTGTTGTAGAATTAAGTGATAGTATTTCTTCTACGTTAGGTGTATCTGGTGCAAATGCCGCAACTCCATTGGCTGTTAAAACAACTTTTGATTTTGCACAAGCATCTTTTAATACTGCTAACACAGCATCATCAAATACAGTGTATACACAAGGTGTTAATGATACACAAAACACCAATATATCAGCAACTAATACATTAGCTTCTAGTTCTTACGATAAGGCAAATTCAGCTAACGTACTAGCACAATCGGCATTTGACACAGCGAATAGTGCTGCAGCAAATACCATTTATACACAAGGTGTTAATGATACACAAAACACTAACATTAGTCACGTAAATACTTTTGCTGGATCAGCTTATGATAAAGCGAACTCTGCAAACGTACTAGCACAATCGGCATTTGACACAGCTAATACGGCTACATCTAATATTACGATTCTACAAGGTGTTAATACTACACAGAATACCAATATTTCTGAAATTGATATAACAAGTGGTGCAGCATACAATCAAGCAAATGCAGCCTTTACAAAAGCCAACACGGTTGGTACTTTATCTCAGGATGCATTTGACAAAGCAAATTCTACTAGTGTTCTAGCACAAGCAGCATTCGACAAAGCTAATACATCTATTACAGCTGACCAATATGCTAGAGATACAGCCAACTCTGCGGCCGCAAATACCATTTATAGTCAGGGTGTAGATTTAACACAAAATGCATCTATTAGTATTATACAAGGCGTAGATAACACACAAAATGCAGAAATCGGTGCCATACAAGGTGTAGATTTAACACAGAATACTGCCATAAGTATTATACAAGGTGTGGATTTAACACAAAATGCCGCCATTAGTATTATACAAAGCGTAGATAATACTCAAAATACTAATATTACTGCCGTTAGCACCTATGCAACCAGTGCTTATGGCCATGCAAATTCTTCATTCGATCAAGCAAATGTAGGTGCAACATTTGTTAATACCGGTGGTACAGTATCAGGCGATGTAACTATCACTAAAGACCTAAGTGTGACTGGTAATTTACATGTATTGGGTAACACAACTACAATCAACACATCTACTCTCAGTGTACAAGATTCGATGATTGTGTTGGGTATTGGAAATTATACCTCAGACTTATTAGATATTGGTTTTGCGGGACATTATAATGACGGCACAAATGCTCATGCTGGACTTATCAGAGATGCCGTAGCAAAAGAGTTTTATGTTTTCCAAGGTTATACTCCTGAGTTATCAACAAGTAATAACATTGACATAAACGATCCATCTTTCAGTAAGGCCAACTTAAATGCTCAAACATTTAAAGGCAACTTAATTGGTTCTACAGCAGTAGTTAATGGTTTAGACCTTTATGATTACTCAACAAGTGCATACGCAAAATCTAATACTGTTGGTACGTTAGCACAGGCAGCATTTGATGTTGCGAATAACGCTTCAGCCAATACAGTATATACACAAGGTGTTAATAACACTCAAAACACGAATATAACAGCAGTAAACACATTCGTTGGATCGGCATACGATAAAGCCAACTCAGCAAATATATTAGCACAAGCATCTTACAATACCGCAAACTTAAAGTTCGATAGTTCTGGTGGTACTATTAGTGGAAATGTTGTTATTACTGGTGAGTTAAATGTTACCGGTAATATTAATTTCACAAGTAATGTGACATCGATTACAGGTAATAGTGGACAATTCTTTGGTGATGCATATGGTTTTGGTGCGTTATATGCTGGTATTCCTGTGGGTTTCTATCAACAACCACAAACAACAATACAAGCAACCAGTGACTACAATGGTTATTCACAAATTAATATACAAAATATTAACAGTGGAAATCAATCATCTGGTGACTTAATTATTACGGCCGATAATGGTGCGTTTGATGAAGGTTATACCGATGTTGGTATGGCAAGTAGTACATACAATTATCCTGGTTTTGGTTTAATACATCCTAATGATGGTTATTTCTTAGTGTATGGTAACACAACAACAGGTGGTGGTAATGTTGTAGTGGCCGCAGCATTGAATAATGATATTGTGTTTGCAGTTAATGGTGTTGACCATGTAAATGAGATACTTAGATTATCACATAATCATGACGCAACATTAAATGCTAATTTAATCATACAAGGTTCTAATGTTGCACTAGGAAACATTGAAAATGTACACTTATATGGTGGTGTTGCAGGACAATTATTAACAACAGATGGTGATGGTAATATTAGTTTTACAGATTCAGTAGCATCGTATGCATGGAATACTGCTAACTCTGCATCATCTAATACCATTTACGCTCAAGGTGTTAATGATACACAGAATACGAATATAACAGCAGTAAATACTTTTGCAGCAGGAGCTTACAACAAAGCTAACTCTGCAAATGTATTAGCACAGGCTGCGTTTGATAAGGCCAATACAGCTTCAGCTGCAAGTATAGATCAATATGCTAGAAATACTGCCAATACAGCTAGCAATAATATTACGATTATACAAGGTGTTAATACCACACAAAATACTAGTATAACAGCAGTAAATACATATGCAGCTTCTTCTTTTGGTCATGCTAATGCGGCATTTATTGCTGCGAATAATAGAGTATTAAAATCTGGTGATACAATTACTGGATCATTAAATGTTAATTCTAATATAACTTCAACTAAACCAAATACTGGTTCATTGTTAGTTATTGGTGGTGTTGGTGTATCCGATAGTCTTTATGTTGGAAATAGAGTTGGTTTTTCAAACACATCGAATGTAAGTATGGTTTACCAATACTATAACGCTGCCACAAATAGTTTAGATACGGTGTTTGGATAATGGCAACAACTATTTCCAAGTTATATCCAACAGGAGTATTAGAGACAAGTGTTGATCTTAATGAGATTGAAATAATTAATAGTGGTAGCGCACAATTTATTGGTGCATCAAGTAAATTTTTAAGTGTGCCGGCAAATAGTGCTTTCACATTAGGAACAAACGATCACACTATTGAATTTTGGATGTACCAAACACTTCGAGGCAATTATGATTGTCCATTTTCATATGATGGTACAGCAGGACAACAAGCACCAAATAATTATTATCTGAATGTTGGCGGTTCTCAATTTTATTTAAATTTAGGAAAAGTTATAGGAGGCCAATGGTCTTTTAATTTAAATTGTGGAACTTTACCAAGTTTAAATGCATGGCATCACTATGCAATTGTTCGTATAGGAAACACTTTTACTGTATATGTGGATGGTATTCGAGTAGCATCAACTACAACCACTACTAGTATAACTGTACAAGGTGGTCCTATGATTATTGGTGCATATGATAACATTGGTTCATCATCTTGTACAGGATATATTACTAATTTTAGATTCGTAAATGGTGTAGGAGTATATACAGGTAACTTTTCTGTACCTAGAACACAACTTACAACAACACAAAACGCAACATCAAATGTTTCACCAATCAGTGGAATTAATACCAAAATATTGTTAATACATCAAAATAGTGATAATCTTTTAACCGATTTAAGTTCAAATAATTTTACAGTAACTAACAACAATAGTGTCACTTGGAGTTCATTAGCACCACCATTTGCAAAAACACAAATTTCTGCAATAGCTTATAAAGCATTTGAATTTGATGAAATTAATCTAGACAGTGGTGTTGCTGAGAGAAGAAAGTATGATGGCACATATCAGGTGTCTGGTTATTTTGATGAATACACTCTCACAGTGTGAAATAAATAGATAAACATTTAAACGAAAAAATAAAATGGCATTACTTAAAGACGGCACAAGAATTTACGGAACACTATACGCCAATACCGAAGTTGTTATCGGTAGTATGAATGTTGCCTCTCAAATTAATGCTTCATTCCTACAGGCCAATTCTGCAAATATATTAGCTCAAGCAGCGTTTGATAAGGCGAATACGGCTGCATCAGGTAGTGTAGACCAATACGCTAGAGATACAGCCAATACTGCTGCTTCTAATATTACAATTCTACAAGGCGTAGATTTAACCCAGAATACTAATATCGCAGCAGTAAACACATTTGCCGGATCAGCTTACGATAAAGCAAATTCTACTAATGTCTTGGCACAAGCATCTTTTGATTCATCTAATACATCAACAACTAATATTACAATTCTTCAGGGTGTAGATTTAACTCAGAATACTAATATCAGTGCGGTAAATACTTTCGCTGGTTCGTCTTATGATAAGGCAAATTCTACTGCCGTTCTAGCACAAGCATCTTTTGATTCAGCAAACAGTGCTGCAGCAAATACCATTTATACACAAGGTGTAGATGTAACACAAAATACCAATATCACGGCAGTAAATACTTTTGCTGGATCGGCATATAATAAAGCCAACTCTGCAAATGTATTAGCACAAGCCGCATTTGATAAGGCCAATACATCTGTAACTCCCGGTGGTAGTGACACATATGTACAATTTAATGATGGTGGAACAACATTCGGTGGTGATAGTACCTTTGCGTTTAATAAAACTAGTAAGATATTAAGTGTACAACAAGTATCTGTTACCAATTCTTCAGGTGATGAAGGCGGAGAAATTTTACTAGCAAAACCAGTAACCAATACAACATTATCTGGTACTGGTGTAACTGTTGACGTATATCAAAATAAATTACGATTCTTTGAACAAGGTGGTGGTGCTAGAGGTTTTTACCTAGATATATCTACAGGCGGTGGTGGTGCTGGTACAAACATAATGTCTGGAGGTGGTGGCGGTGGTGATGTAATAGATCAATATGCCAGAGATACAGCCAATACTGCTGCTTCTAATATTACCATAATTCAAGGCGTTAACAATACTCAAAATACTAATATTACCATAATTCAAGGTGTTAATGATACTCAAAATACTAACATCACTTTAATTGACACCAAAGCATCAAATGCCTATGATAAAGCAAATTCTGCTAACGTTTTAGCTCAAGCGGCATTTGATAAAGCGAATACAGGTACTATAGATAGTAATTCTTTTAATCCATTTTTACTAGCAGGAATGTAAGAGGAAACAATGACAGTTTCATATAAAGTATTAGGACAAATTAATCCCTCAGCAAATACATTAAGTACACTTTATACTGTACCTGGAATTGCTAGTGCAGTTACTTCTACACTATGTATTTGTAATCAATCAAGTTCAAGTGCAACTTTTAGAGTAGCTGTAAGGCCTGCTGGTGAAGCAATCGATCCAAAACATTATATTGCTTATGACACACCAATACCAAGTAATGACACTATACATTTAACAATTGGTGCATCTTTGGCTAATACAGATGTTATTTCTGTCTATGCAAGTTCTACTACTATGAGTTTTACATTATTTGGTTCGGAGATTAGTTAATGAGTATTAAACTGACATCATCAGAAACAGGCAGAAATAGAAGTTCTGTTGCTGCAGCTGTAGGTACAAGTAATAAAATATCTATTGCGCCTGCAACAGCAACACACATTTTAAATTTTCCAACTGCTTGGTCTAATGTCAGTGTTGGTGCAGTAGACACAACAAATGCTCGTCTTATTGGCGGTGGTGCAGCTCAAGCTGTAGAAATCACCAACATATATGTAACTGATTCGAATTGGACTATACTTGATGATACCGCTATCAGTACATCTGGTGGTTATTTAAAACTGATTGGTGTTGGTTTTCAATCTGGTGCGGTAGTTTATATACAAGGAACTGCGGCCACATCAACAACATATGTTAGCCCAACAGAATTGAGAGTGGTCACTCCTGTATTGTCAAGTGGAACTTTACAAGTTTATGTGGTAAATCCTGATAATAGTGTTGCAATTAGGTTATCAGGAATCGTGGCCAGTGGTACTCCTTCATGGATCACAACATCACCTTTGGCCGAGCAAATCGCTAATGTTGAATTTAGTATTCAATTAGTGGCAACTTCAGATACAACTGTTGCTTATTCGTTAGATAATGGAAGTAGTCTACCTAGTGGTGTATCATTAACAACCGGAGGATTACTGAGTGGTACTGTTTCAACATCAACAGAAACCACATATTCATTCACTATAATCGCAACTGACTTAGAGTATCAAGATACTTCAAAATTATTCAGCGTCACAATAACTCTTGGTGACATATACTTGAATGTAACTCCATTACTTCTAAAAACAAACAACTATAATTGGTTGACAGATAATAGTACAAATAAATTAGTGTCAACTGTCGGTGCCGACGCTAAGCCTAGTGCATTTAGTCCTTTTAATAGAAATTGGTCAGCGTGGTTTTCAGCAGGTAATTATTTAAATGTTACGGGAAATAATAATTTAGCATTTGGTACATCTGATTTTACCATTGAGTGTTTTATCAATACTACAGATGTAACAACTTCAAGTTTTATCTATGACGCAAGAAGTGGCGCCAATGAATTTGCGCCGGTGTTATTCATGGGTGCAGGTGCTATTTATTGGTATGTCAATGGTGTAAGTCGTATAACTTCAGGTACTGTTGTTGTTAATCGATGGTATCACGTAGTTGTGTCTAGAGTATCCGGAAGTACCAGAATGTTTCTTGATGGTGTTCAAACGGGTTCAACTTGGGTGGATAGCACAAATTATATAAGCACCAGACCACTCATTGGTGTTAACAGTGCTGGCAGTTTTTGGTTCTATGGATTCATTTCAAATCTTAGAGTTCTTAATGGAACTGGTACCACTTCACCAACCGTGCCGACTGCACCACTAACTGCTATCGCAAATACACAATTATTGACTCTAGAAAGTAACAGTTACAAAGATAATAGTAATAATAATTTCACGATTACCAAAGTAGGTAATTCACCAATCAAATCTTTTGGTCCTTTTACTGAAACCGATTTAACCACTGGTTCTGGTAATTTCGATGGAACAGGTGATTATGTGTTGGTTTCAAACACCACAAATCTAGGAATTGGAACATCCGACTTTACAATTGAATTTTGGTATTATTTAAACGTGGCTCCTGCTGGATCATTTAATCTTATGGATCAAAGATCGGGATCAACATCGGTTGCACCATACATCATCATAACATCAACACAACATGCTTATGGTTTTGGTGCAACGAATGCTATCGTTGCTAGTTCAGCTCCTGTTGTTGCATCATGGACACACCTTGCAGTATCAAGAACTTCTGGTGTAACTAAAATGTTCCTCAATGGACGTCAAATTGGTTCAAATTATACAGACACTAATAATTATGTGAACAGTAGAATTTATATTGGTTCAAGATATGACACAACTCAAGTATTTAATGGTTATATAAGTAATTTTAGATTCGTAGACGGTTCTTCAGTTTATTCAGCAAATACAACAATATCAAGTACACCACTTGAAGTTGTGGCAAATACTGCGTTACTAACTCTACAGAATCGAATGGGAGAAAATACTTATAGATTTATTGATAACTCTGGACATAAACACACTTTAATTCGTAATGGTAACATTACACAAACTTCTTTTTCACCTTTCAGTCCAAATGGATGGTCTACTTATTTTGATGGAAATGGTGATTATATAACAGTCGCAGCTAATAATACACTACAAGCAATAGGAACGAAAGATTTTACTATTGAATGTTGGATTAATCTTACTACAATTGGTGGTGACATAGCTCTTGCTGGAGATTGGAAGGCCTCACCTGGTAGAAGTTGGATATGGTATATTACAGGTTCAGGTACACAATTACTTTTTTCATGGGCAGCAGGCACATTTCATACTGCAAACTATACTTTCCAAAAAGATAGATGGTATCATATAGCAGCCTCAAGATCAGGTTCAATACTGAAAATGTTTGTGGATGGAACTGAAGTATCCAGTAACACATTAACTAATAGTATTGCTTCAACTGGTACCATATATATTGGAGCAAATAATGATTCAACATCTCCTACATGGTTATTTAATGGTTACATGTCTAATCTTAGACTTGTTATTGGCACTGCATTATACACAGCAAACACAACAATACAATCTAATAATTTAACAGCAGTAACAAACACAACAATATTAACGTTTCAATCAAATAGATTTATAGACAATTCTACCGCTAACAATGGTTCTGGGTTTTTATTAACACCAGGGGGTGAAGTAAGAGCGATAAATTATTCACCTTTTAGACCTACAATTGCATACGATCCGGAATTATATGGTTCTTCATTCTATTTGGATGGAAGTGGAGATTATTTAAATGCAACTTCAAATGCATCACTTGGTTTTGCTACAAGTGATTGGCATATTGAATTTTGGGTATATCCGACATCAGCATCCAATGTTCGACAAGATTGGATAGATATAAACACATCAGCAGGTCAACGACTATTAGTATACCACAACGGAACTGCAATTACACTTTTTGTTAATGGTGCAGGTGTGATTACAGCTAACCCTCTGGCTAGATATTTGTGGCAATGGACACATATTGCAGTATCGAAAGTTTCAGGTAGCACTAGACTGTTTATTAATGGTCAACAATCAGGTGTAACTTACTCAGACAGTTTAAATTATGGAGCGGCCAACCCAATAACAATAGGAAAAGATTCTGGTGGTAGTACCCATGTGACAGGATACATGTCAGATATTATATTGTTAAAAGGTAAAGGATTATATACAACTTCAAGTAGTAATATAGTACCCACATCACCACTGTCATTATCTAACACAGTAATATCTAATGTTGCATCACTATTACTGACAGGTAGAAATTCAGGAATGTATGATACCACAGGAAGAACAACATTCGAAGCTAATAATGATGTAAAAGTTTTTAATGGAATAAGTAAATTTGCAGGCACCAGTGTTTACTTTGATGGTAATGGTGACAGTTTAAGATTACTAGCTAATACTGTACCAGCTTTAGGCACAACAGACTTCACGATTGAATTTTGGGTTTATGTAGTTTCTTTCAATAGTACCAATAGTGCGTTTATTTATGAACAAAGAGTAGCTGCTGGCACCGTTGCACCTTCAATTACAGCAAGTAGTTCCAATACAGTTTTTATTAATTCCGGTTCAGTTGTTATTACAGGATCAGCACTTACAACCAACACATGGTATCATATTGCAGTGGCCAGATATTCCGGAAATACAAAATTGTTTATTAATGGTACACAATCAGGAAGTACCTACTTAGACACCACTAATTATGTTTCTCAACCAATTCTCATAGGTTCAAGTTTTAATTACGGTGCTACAAACTTCTTAAATGGTTACATAGAAGATTTACGAATAACAAAATATGCACGTTATTCCAATAATTTCCCTGTACCAACCAATTCTTTCTATACAAAATAAAATAGTATATAAATATGAATACATAGAATATTCGAGGAAAAAATGGCAGCAATTACTAGTAGACAAAATTTCAAAGACTATTGCTTACGCCGACTTGGTTTTCCTGTTATTGATATAAATGTTGATGACGACCAGGTCGAAGATCGTATTGACGATGCGTTACAGTATTGGCAAGACTATCATTTTGACGGCCTGCAAAAATTCTATTATATTAGAAAATTAACTACGTCTGTATTAACAGCAAATACCAATATATCATCATCAGTTCCTAATATAGTAACTGTATTGGGTGGAACTTCTGGTGCAACTGCAAAAATTTTATCATCAATTAACACAACTACTTTAGAGTTAAAAGACGTTAGTGGAAGTTTTACTGTTGGTGAATCTATACAGTATTATGATTCTAACGGTAATGTACAATCAACAAATACTGTAGTGTCATCTTATACCGCAGGAGACATCGACAATCGGTATCTCGACATGAGGAATATTACCGATGCACAAGGTGTGCCTTTAAATGTAGTTGGTATTACAAGAATATTTCCAATTCAAGATTCACAGGCAACAGTAAATATGTTTGATCTAAGATACCAACTTAGATTGAATGAGTTGTATGACTTCACCAGTGCGTCCTATATAAATTATACAATGACGCAACAACATCTACGTATGTTAGAACAGTTGTTCTCTGGAGAGGTTCCTATTCGATTCCAAAGACATATGCAAAGGTTGTACATTGACTGGGGTTGGGGAAAAAGACCAGATGCAGTAAAAGATACCGTTGTGGTTGTAGAATGTTATGCATCTATTAATCCCGATTATTTCACACAAGTTTGGAATGATCGTTGGTTAAAAGAATATGCCACTGCTCTGATTAAGAGATCGTGGGGCAACAATATGAAAAAATTTGGTGGCCTAATGTTACCAGGTGGTGTAACACTAAATGGTAATGATGTTTACCAAGAAGCAGTAGAAGAAATTAAACAACTGGAAACAGAGATGGAAAACAATTACGGTGGTGTACTGGAATTCTATCTAAACTAATATGGCCACAAATCAGTATTTTAATAATTTCAATGCAAGAAATGAACAAAACATAATCGAAGATTTGATCGTTGAATCAATCAAGATTATGGGTTTTGATGGCTATTATATTCCCAATAATAATGCAATCGCTCGTGATTTATTATTTGGTGAAGATCCAATTAAGAAATTCAATACGGCATTTCAACTGGAATTCTATCTGTCTAGTAACTTGGGTTATACAGGCGATGGAGATTTCTTCTCCAAATTTGGCCTTGAGATTAGAGATCACGTTAAAGTTATTGTTTCAAGACGTTCATTCAATCAAAGAGTACCAGTAAGTCCTGATTTCACACGACCACGTGAAGGTGACTTGATCTGGATTCCTTTCTTGAATAATACTGGTGAATTGTATGAGATTACATTCACAGAACAAGCAAAAGATTTCTTCCAATTAGGGAAAAGAGCACCACATTTTTACGAATTGAGCCTAGAGAAATTCAAATACTCACAAGAAGTTATCGATACTGGTATACCTGATATTGATTCTGTTGTCACAGAAAATTCATATACATTACAATTAAATATGAGGCCTAATGGAACAGGAACATACAAAGATAAAGAAATTGTTTATCAATCTTTAGACAGTACGTATGCAAATTCCACTTCTGAAGCTATCGTTTCTTCTTGGGATGGAGTAAATCGCATACTAAAAGTTACCAACATTAGAGGTGAATTTAATACACTTGCAAATGCAAACACGGTTATCGGCCAAACAAGTAATGCAAGGTTTAAATTAGCTACATATAATAATCTTGATGTTGATTTACACACAGATCAATATGATAATTTATACATAGAAACTCAGGGTGCTTCTATTACAGACTTCAGTGAAACTAACCCATTTGGAACGTTATAATGGCTGATCCTTTTTACAATAGAATTATTAGAAAAATGGTTGTTGGTTTTGGCAACCTTTTTAATAACATAACTTTAGTTAGATATAATCCAAATCAGACCGAACAGGAAAGATTTGTTATTCCTATTTCCTATGCATCAAAAGAACTGTATGTAAAAAGATTACAACAAGATCCAGATTTAGATAAAAAGGTACAAATGAGTTTACCAAGATTCTCATTTGAGATGACTGGTTTTTCATATGATGCTGATAGAAAACAGAATACAAATATTAAAAATTATGCATTAAGAGATAACTCACCACTTAGTCAATATAATCCAGTACCGTATAACTTTGATTTTAGTTTATATTTGTACACAAGAAATATAGAAGATGCCACACAGGCCTTAGAACATATACTTTCTTATTTCACTCCGGACTATACAATTAAATTAAATTTAGTACCAGAAATGGGTATAATTAAAGAGATACCTATTGTTTTAAATGATGTGTCACAAGATATTGAATATGAAGGTGACATGAACCATGAAACAAGAATTATTATCTGGACATTAAATTTCACTGTTAAAGGTTTTATTTACGGTGCAGTATCAACTGCTGGTGGTATTATCAAAACAACATTTAGTAATATCGTTGATATCTCACCAGATAAAATAATCTTTAATATGGATTCGACATCAGAAAACATACCATATAAAGTTGGTGAAACTGCATATCAGGGTTATTCGGCTCATGTTGCACTAGCTACAGGTACAGTAAAATCTTGGTCGAATAATGCTTTAACATTAACTAATCTTACTGGAAACTTTGTATCAACTTTGCCGGTAACAGGAATCGAATCATTAGCCTCTTATAAAATATTATCTGTAGATACTAAACTCGCAGTGAGGTCTGTAATTACAACATCTGTTGATCCTATAACAGCAAATGTTAATAGTAATACCTACACATTACAAACAAATATTAGTGAATTCCCATAAAAATGAATGACTTTGACAAGAATATGGAAAAAATCTTTGATGTGACTCCAGTAAAAGTAGAAGAAGTTGCAGAAAAGAAACAGATGCCATTACAGGTTCACTACAAAGAACCTGATATGAAACAAGATTTGACTGACGCATACCAACAGTCAAAAGAGAACTTGCAAGAATTGATCGACCAAGGCAAAGATGCCATGGAAGAGATTTTACAAGTTGCAAAAGCCGGACAACATCCACGTGCATTTGAAGTATATGGAACTCTACTGAAAAATATGGTAGATGCAAATAAAGAATTGTTAAATATACAGAAACAGATGCGTGATATGGATGGTAAGAAAAAAGATAACGGTGATACTAAGATAGACAAGGCCATCTTTGTTGGTAGTACAGCAGAATTGAATAAATTATTAAATAATAAAGATGGATAATAC